AACTACGGGTGAAGCTCAACCACGGTGCCAGCCGGAACAACGGCAGTTGGGATTTGGAGATCGTGTAGTTGTTCGGGATGTTGGTGCCATCAGAAGCGGGTGCAAAAATGTGCAGGCCGCGGCTATCAAAGCTGGTACGTTCAAGGACATTTACCTCGGCGATTACTGGCAGATCGGAGGCGTAGACTACCTCGTTGCTGGCTTTGACTACTGGTATCAGTGCGGCGACACAGCCTGCACCACGCACCATGTTGTCATCATCCCTCGCAACCACCTGTATACCTACCACATGAACGCCAGCAACACGACCGAGGGCGGCTATGTTGGCAGCGATATCGAGGTAAATGTCCTTGAACGTACCAGCTTTGATAGCCGCGGCCTGCTCTGCGGTCAGGCTGCTGCCAAGGTTCTTTCCGCGATAGATCATGTTGTGAGTGGCAGCATTGTCCATGAATGCTGACAGCCTCACCGCCGCCGTGCATAACCAGCGGGCCAGTCAGCGTACCGCCGGACAGAGGCACATAGGTTTCCTTTGCTTCATCTTGCAAAGCCTTTTTGGTATCGTCGATTTTGGTGTTGATCTGTTTAACCTGATCGTTCACCATCTTCACGGACGCAACCGCGCTCGGGTCAACGGTCACTTTGATGTTGGCGATATTGGAAATTGCCATGACACCGAACAGTTCAATTACGAAGTCGCTGTTCTCGGTGTGGGACGGGATTTCAACGCCTCGGTCATCCTGCATGATAAGGAGCAGCGTTTCATCGCCGTCGGCCAGCTTTGCGTATACACCGACCTGATGCAGGATATAGCCCGCTTCCACATCACCGTTCGTGATCTGGATTTTGATGCGCTTGCCAGCATCGTTGCCGGTGCTGTCGCTTGCATCTTCGATGCCGAGGATTTTAAGGGTCTGCTTTTCCTCCTGCACATCGGTGAGGGCTGCCAGCGAAGCTTCCTCCGTGGTGCCAGAGCCGCCCACGGCCTTGGTGATCGTCATCGTTGCGCCGGACAAGACCTCAGACATCATATCCGTGCCGACGGTTGTAAAGACAGATTTGTTCCAACTCATGTATTCATGCCTCCAATTCTGACTTCAATTTGCTGCCTGTATGCAGCAATGCCCGCCGGAGCCAAGGTTGTTGCCTTGTGATCCGCCGGGCGAATATTTCCTTTGATGTAGGCTGTCATCTGCATCCGTATAGCAGCGCAGCCCACCGGGGCGTATGTGGCAGCCTTGTGGTCCTTCGGCAGCAGGATTCCGATGATCTTCGCCGATTCCTGCTGCCGGGTGCCCCACACTCCCGCCTTTGCGTAGGTCGTGGACAGCAATTCACGGGGGCTCAAGGTGCCAGCGATGGGCACAGCCACACGCTGGGTTGTACCGTGGTAGCCAGCACCGACATAGGCAGTGGTCGTATCGTTGAAGATCAAGTAGCTGATTCCTTCCAGATGCGCCGTGCAGCAGGCGGGCGTATCCAAGCAGGTCTTCCATTCTCTTAATGGTATAGTAGGAGATGTCGGTGTTCTCCGTGATGTTGACGCGGAGCCGCCAGTGCCCCGGCGTTCCGCCGTAGTCGTACCACTCCACGATCTCCGAGTTGGGATAGATTGCTGAGATTGCCTGCTTCACCGCCCATTCAGTGCCGCAGTACCGCCGCACCTCCATGGCCGTCTTGATGACCCGGCGTTTTGTTTCCACCGGGTAATCATCCCGATACCAGTCCACCTTGAACTGAACCGCCAGAACATCCAGCAGGTCTTCCGGCAAAGAATCTATTGCGGTGTAGACGTGGATGCGCTCGATGACTTTCAGTTCTTTTTTCAGCCGCTCCCGATATACTGCGTCAATGACCTTAACCCAGTGCTGCTCTGCAATGCCGGGCGGCAGACCTTCCAAAAGGCCGGTATCACCGATCTTAATCATCTTCGATACCTCCGTAGGTGATCTTGCACTCCGTCACCTTCGACACCTGGATTTTGGACACCACGGTATCAACCGGGGCAGTCAGCCGCGGGCGTTTCGCCCCGGCCTCCCGCACCCGCATGATGAGTTCCGCCGGGTCGATGTCCAAGCCGATTTTTCTTTGCCAGGTCTTGTATTCCTCCACTGCTTTCTCTACGTTCTCCTGGATCAGTCCTGCATTTTTGACATTGCTGGATGCGATGTAATAGGTCAGGTTGATGCTGTACGGCACTTCCTCCGGGGGAACGCCGACCACAAGATCACCCATCGGCTTCTTTATGTCTGCAAAGTAGCGTTCCAAGCTCTCGGCATTCTTCCTCCGTCGGAAGTCGGCCATCTTTCAGCAGGAAATAGATATAGACCGTGTACCCATCCTCGCAGATAGGCTTTGCGGCGGTGACGTCGCTGCGCCAGCTTCGGGCAAAGTATTCATACAGATCGACCGGGCCAGCCACGGACACATTGGACGGCGCAATGTAGGCACGTTCTGTCAGGGAATCGTCGTCCTCTTTTTCCACGCCGCCGCTGGTTACGGAGGTATTCTCCACCGATGCCACATACGGGATCGGGTCAACCAGCACGTTGATCTCGCCAATGGCAATTCCCGTGCTGTCTGCGCCGGCATCTACCGCCACCGCCGGAACATCCACGGTCAACTCACCAGCCGGAATCTCCGCATACTCGCTCGTGGTGAAATACCGTTTGTCTGCCGTCCTGGTTTGCGTTCCTTCCGGGATGATCGTTGTACTCGTCCGGGCAGCGGCCAGCGTGAACCGCAACACCGTGGTGGCATATCCAGCCTGCAGGCGTTCCGTTCCCACGAAAGGAACGAGGTTGTCCAGGTTTGCCCCGGTGCTTGTGGGCAGAAGTTCCGCTTTCAGAGCGTTTGTGGCATACTCGATCGTGTGATGGGATCGGTGCGCCAGTGTAAGCAGGACAAGCCGCGCCTCATTGCACCGTGCCAACGGGGTGCTTTCTGTTCCGTCAAGCTCCTTATCGAACTTCGCATACAGAGCCTTGCAGTCTTCAATGGCTTCTTCCAGCGTTTCAGCACCTTCAACTTCAATGTCGGGGAGATTTTCAAAAGCCTTGATCTTAGACAAGTTCGTACACCACCTTCGGGATCACTTCGCCGCGGACGACGTCGCTTTCCTGCCAGTCAACCCGCACCACCCGTGCCCGCGGCTCAAACTCTGCTGTCTTCTCGGTCACTTCCCGGACATACAGAGCCTTTGCCACTTCGATGGGCTTATCAAGAAAAACGCCCTGGTCGATACCAAGGCTGCGGTCACCCTCCTGGCTTCCAAGGGGGGTGGAGTACAGTGTGCGCAGGCACCGCGCAACATCCTGTATTTCCTTCTGCGTTGCGCTGTCTTCGGACAGGGCAAGCATCGTGTTGCTGATGTCGATCATACATACTCCTTTATTGTCAGGCTCACCTTGCACTGTACCAGCAGGCCGTGTTTTATCACGGCATCCCAGCTTTCACTTACATCGGTGATTCTGAATCGGTTTTCTGACAGCGGGGCAAAGCCGATGATGAAGTAGTGAACCTCACCGTCTTCCGCCATCTGCGTCAAGCGTTTCAGCATCTTGCGCGGATTCACGCCATGGGCGGCATCCAGTAGAATTATCGCAGGTGTACTCCTTGAGCTTCGGGCCGACGTACTCCGGCTTCGCCTTGCCGTTGATGACCTTATGCTCAACCCACTCTGCGCCGGTGCTACCCTTGAAGTTGGAGAGGGTCAGCGTCCGCAGGTGCCCCACGGAGAAAATCACATCTCCGAAAATGCCAACATACATTTCCGCACCTCCTTACGTCGGTGGGCTGGTCTGATTGCCCAGGTTGCCCGTGTGCGTGTGGTTCACCAAAGACTTGCCAGACACTACCACGTCGCCACCGCCGCCGGTGATGTTCACCGTTCCGGCACTGGCCGTGATCGTGCTGGCGGACAGTTCCAGCGTTCCGGCAGCCTTGATGGTGATTCCCGCCGGGGAGTTTACCGTCACGGCTCCGCTTTCGCTGATCGTAACGGTTGCGCCGCCCACCTTGATTTCCAGGCTCTTTGCTTCGAGAATGTGCTTCCCGTCCACATGGTCCGTCAGTTCTTTTGCGTTTGCATCAAACTTTCGGTATGCTTGTCCATCCTTGTTGGAGAACTCCTTGCGGTAGATGCCCTTCTTGCCCTCCGCCGGTTTGATTTTATCGTTCCAGATCGTGCCCACCACCACCGCATCTTCTGGGCTATCCCCGGGGTGCAGCACAAGCACCATATCTTCCACTTCCGGCGTTCGATACTCCCGGTTGGAGAGAAACGGCACCATCTCGGTCACGGTATCGTCACGATCCGGGTAGTGAATCTCGCAAAGGCCGTTCTCGTAGTCGATGGAACTCACATAGCCCACTCTAACTTCGCTCATGCAAATTCCTCCTGTTCCACCTTGCTGGCCTTGACCTGGGTTTTATATCCGCCGGATGGCGAATAGCTATGTTCCATCTCGTCAATGAAGTATTTCCCGGCCATTTTCCCGAAGCCCACCACGTTGATGCACTGCGCCGATGCTCCCACCGGGTAGCCCGGAATCGTGAAGCTGATGGTCGTTGCGCCGTGGTTGGCGTTTTTGAGCTTGGCGATCAGCCGGGCTTTTGCGTCTGCCTCACTGCTCACCTTGCCGGAAAGTTTCAGCTGCCGTTCCTCGGTGCCCACCTTGACGTTGATATTGATTTTCTTGGTCTTGTTGGTATAGGTGTACACGCCGCCGGTGTAGGTGCCCGTCAACTTGGTACTCCACTTGAAGCTGCCCCGCTCCACGCACATCGGCGGTACGGATTCCCGGGCGGAGCCGCCTCGTATACCGTCCAGACCGCATCCTTCGCTTTGTACTTCTCCCGGTCATAGACCCACAGCTTTGCAGCGTAGACCTTGATAACCAGGGCGTAGGTGTCGCAGAGGTCCTGCAGGAATGAACTGTCGGTGGCATCCTGTTCCTTGGCGTCAATGTCGTGGTCGTCGCCGTCGAACTCAAAATCCAGCCCGTACCGCCCGGCAATGGTTTCCGCAATTTTCTTCACGCTGGTCTTTTTCCAGGTGAAGGTGCGGTTCCGTTCACTGAAACTGGTATCGTTCGGCTTTGCCACGCCGCCCATTGTCAGGGTGTCCGGGGTGCTGGAAAAGCTCATGTCGTCCAGCACAAATGCGCCGCATTCGGCACTGTAATCCCGGTAGCCGCTGCTCACCCCTCCAATGTTCCAGTCCTTGACTACGATGGTCGGGTAGAGTTTCACGCCCTTTTCCGGCATCCAGTCATTCTTCCACTTGTCGGCTTTGGCATTCACCGTAATACTCACGCTGTCACTCTGCGATGCTGCGGCATCTGTATACCGAAAACTTTCAATGTCAGGTGCGATCTCTGCCGAAACATCTTTGTTTTCATATTTCAGCAGGATCGTTGCCTGACGGCCTTTGGGTCTCGCTATTGCCAACATCATGCTCATGCCCCCGCTTTCCACGGCGGCAGGGTGCCGCTCTTTTCAGCCGGGAGAGTCGGTGTTGACAGCACCAGCCCGGAATCGAACCGGGTAAATTCGATATACTCAGGATTGGCCTGCATCAGCCAGTCAGCTTTCAACTCGCTGCCGTACACGGTGTAGGCGATCTGATCCCAGGTGTCGCCGGACTTCGTTGTGTACTCAAGTGCCATAATCCATACGCTTCCTTTCCCGTTCGTACTTCTCCACATACTCACAGAACCGCTCGTACCCGTCATCCATGAGAGAACGCAGGTCTTCCGGGTCCATGCTTCCGTAAATGATGAAGTTCGGAGCGTAAACATAGGTGTTGCCGCTGGAACTGGTATAGCTTCGCTGATAGCCTCCCGTTCCGCCGGGCTGCCCGGAGCCGGAGTTTGTGCCATTGTCGCCCGTGATGGACGGCACTTCCACCTCCTGCTGGTGATCCCGCAGGTTTTCCAGCATGGCAAGGTTCTGCCGCGTCAAGGCCGCATCGCCCGCCGTCGGGAAGAAGGTGAGGTTGCTCAAATCGTAACCGTCCAAATCAGACAGTCGCTCAAGCTGCGCCTGCGCCACATCTGCCCTTCGAGCAAAGCTCAATGCCTGCTGCACTCTGGAATTATCCAGCACCTTCTGCGCCGTTGCGTTGCCCGATGCCGCTGCACCTTCCAGTGCATCCGCCGCATAGTTGGCAAGTTCCGTCGTGCGCCGGAACGCCACACCGAAGTCAGAGCCTTGGATCATAGCCGATGCAATGGGAACGCCCAGCATCTTGCCAGCCTGCATCCATGTGTCGATGTTCTGCTCACGCTGAGAGCGGCGGAAACTGATGATTGCTTCGGTTCCTGCTTCGCCAGCCAGAGACGGCCCATTGGTAAAGCCGCCGTCCGCAAACTTCGGCAGGGTCACTTCGGTCAGGTTGAAGCCGAACCGCTTTCCGCCCAGAGCGGGCACCCAATCGGGAACCGTGAAGTTGATCTTGTTCAGTGTGCGGATGATTGCGTTCACCACGTTCACCACAACGCCGACAATGCCCTTCACCAGCCCGATGATGCCCAGTACCACAGGCTCCGCCACCGGCAGCAGCTTACCGATCACGTCAATTACCGTCTTGATGGCATTCACAAGAACTGTGCCCACCAGACTGACGACGGTAGAAAGCAGCGGCATGACCGCCGGGATGCCCTGGTTCACAACAAAGCCGAACACCTCTACCAGCAACGGCTTGATGTGGTTCGCTCCAAGGTCTACAATCTGGCCGAACACACCAGCAAAGGACTGGATCAGCGGCATAACCGTCTGGATGGCGGGCATCGCCGCACGGTGGTTTCTCTGCTGGGAGATCATTTCGAGGACGTTCGTACCATCATCGGGCAGATTTTCGGCGAGGGCGGCCTTGCTGTATTTGATGCGTTCACCGGGAAAATCTCTGGCATTGGAGACACAATCAAACAGGTCTTCGGCCAGCTCACCACCCCGGAAGGACTGCAGAGCATCCAGCAGAAATTGTCTCATCGTGCCCAGGCTCGTGATGGCGGGGCCGAATGTGCCAAGTAACGACATAAAGCCGCCGCCCAGTTTTCCGGCCACAGCACCAATGCCGCCCGTCAGGTTCAAGCCACCTTTGCCAAAGACAGCCTTTGCGCCAGCACCAAGGACATTTCCGATGGTCGCCGTCGCCGTGCCCGCTGGGTTCGCCGCAGCGGTCATGGCATTCATCGCATTGGTCGGGATATTTGCCACATTGTTGATGTAACCCGCCGCCCCAAAGATTTTTCCGGCGACAGCCTGCATGGGCTTTTTCTTTCCACTCGTCAACGCATCTGAGTTTAAAGCTCCGATCACGCCGCCCGCCAAAGAACTCAGCCGTCCGGCAATGCCGCCCTGTCCAGAACTGTTTGCCATCCATGCGCCCATCTTGGCGGATTTCAGGATATTGCCTCGATTATCCCAAAGCCCCTTGCTTCCAGAAACCGTGTTCTGAAAGAGGCTGGTCGGGCTGAGAATCCCCAGCAGGTTGCCGACGGTGATCCCGCCGAACTTTCCGCCAGGGGCACCACTGGCCTTGCCGCCCAGCGTCAGGTTCTTCACCACGCTCAGTGCGGTGCTTCCTGCGCTATCTGCAGCAGGAGCCATGCTCATGGCTCCAAACGCTGCAATAATTGCAGCAATGGCACCCGCCGCTTGCGGGCCGTTGTTCGCAAGATAGTCAACGCCCTTCTGAATCCACGGCAATGCCCACTGCGCTGCCGCACCGATGCCCTCAACCGCCGTGCGCAGCATCGGCAGGATGGAGTTTGCCAGATTGGACAGGTCCGGCAAGTTTTCGTCGATGCCCTTGTAGATGTCCAACTGCAACCGGGTCAATTCTTTCTGCGCCGGCAGGAAAGAATCGCCGAGGTCCTGCATCAACACCGTCTTGGCGTTATCCCGCATGGTGCGCAGGCTTTCTTCCGTTCCCGTGTTGATGGCAAACTCTCGCTCCATACTGCCGGAGTAGGCAGATTCATCGCTCACTTCGGACAGCGTTTTCATCAGCAGATCAAGGTTGTTTGTGACCTTTGCGCTGCCTTCAACTGCCCACTGGTTAAACAGCGTATTCAGTGCAGCAATTTTGCGCTCGTCCGGCAGCTGATTGATTGCGCCGAATACTTTCAGTAGGGTTCCTGTGCCATCTTTCTGCATAGATGAGGCAATGCCTTCAGCTGTAAACCCCAGTTCTCTCCACATTCCGTCTTGGGCATCAGTTGCACTTTTGCCTTTGGAAATGTTTGTGTAAATTCTGGAAATTGTTGTTCCCACTCTATCTGCATCAACGCCAGTGGCCTGCATAGCCGTTGCAATGGCTGCCGTGGTCGATGGGTCCACGCCTGCCAGCTGACCGATGGAAGCCGACTTGTTCACGCTGGATGCAATTTCTGCCGCCGTGGTAGCGTTATTGGCACCCAGATAGTTGATCTGGTTCATCAGGCGCATAACATCATCATGGCTATAGTTGGTCTTGTTGCCCTCAGCGTCTCTCTTGGTGAAAGCAACCTCCCACTTTGCCATGTAGTCGCCAGCAGTCTGGTCATCCAAATCCATGGCGGTGGCGGCAACAGCCGTATCACGCAGAATACCGCTTTGCAGCTGCTCCGTTACATCCTTGCCAGACTGTCCCAGAGCAGCACTCATGGTCGTGATCTGTTCCGTGGTACGGGGAATTTCCGTACTCAAGTCTTGGATGTAATTCTTCATGTCGGCATAGTTCTGGGCGATGTCTTTCCATTCTGTGCCATCGCATTGGATGCCTTGCCGGAAGCATCCGCCAGACCATCCACATAGCGCATGACTGGGGCCATCTGTGCTTCCAGTTTTGCCGCCTCGTTCGTGACCTGCTTCACGCCAACCAATACGCTGCCTGTCAGCGTTGCGCCGAGCGCAAGGCCAGTTTTTCCGACTACCCCCAGTGTTTTTGCCACCGTACCCGCCAGAGAATTTGTGCTTTTCAGCCCATCTGTCAGGGAGCCGGTCAATCCTTTTACTTGGCTGATGCTTCGTGCCAGCGAAGGATCGACCTTGCCCATGATTCGGATGCTGAGGTCTAGTGCCCCATTTCCTGCCATACGTCTGACACCTCCTGGCACAGTTCGATCAAATCTTTCCTTGGCATGGAAAGATAGTCCGTCAGGTTAGAGTGCGTCGCAATGGACAGCTGGATCGCTGCTTTTCTCAGTGCCTTTGCTCCGCCTTTTACTCGAAAAAATCAGCGTCCACAGCGTCACGCAGCTTTGCGGCCTCGCACAGCGGCAGACCGGTGAAGAAATCCTCCGGGTAGCCGGTGCCCATGCTGGCGATGATGCAGACGTACAGGTAGTTGCGGCCGGTATTCACCGGGGAAAAGCCTCCTGCCACCATGCGGTTTTCCGCCATAGATTCACTCATGGTGTTCAGCTCGCCCACGCCGGAAAGGTCCACGGATTCAAAGGTCTTGCCCTTGATGTCCTCTTTGCTGTCACCGTTGTAGGTGTAGGCGTTGTCAAACTTCACAACGTGGGTCTTAGGGTCGTTCTTGACCTTTGCATTCAGATTGTTCAGGATTTCCGTCTGCACCTGTTTGATCTTCGCACGGGGCATGAGCTTAAAGAACTCCACGGGTTTGCCGCTGGCCTTGGTTGCCACTTCCTGCGCAAAAGAGGTGGTAGCCTCCACCGCTGCCAGAGTGGCGATCTCGCCCGCCAGTTTCTTCTGGATGTCGATCATGTCCTGGATCGTCATGCCGTCCATGCCGGACAGATTCACTTCGTCGTACTCGGTGCCCTCGAACTTATAAGGCTTTGCGAATTTCACAGTAAGATTACCCATCTTGATGTTCCTTTCTCTAAAAAGAATCAGCCGCCCCACAGTGGAGCGGCTGAATTTCCAACTTATCAGATCAGAGCGTTTACTTCGGCGAGGATGTCCTCACCATCAACGAAGTAGCGGCCAGCGTACTTGTCGATGTCGATAACGGTCACGCCGTCGATCTCGACGAGATAGCGGGTCACTTCCAGCGTAGTGGAGCTGTCCATGGTGGATGCCCGCTTCAGCTTGCCGGGGTCAAGCTCTTTCGGCTTGCCGCCCAGCACAATGCGCAGGCCCTTGTAAGTATAGCCGCCGTCCTTATCCTCGTTCTGCATAGCAGCACGAAGGGTGATCTGCACAGAACGGCCAGGATGCAGCATCTTAGTGGCGTAGCTGTACAGCGTGTTCCAGGTCAGAGTAGCTTCCATGCTTTCAAACTGACCCGGCACAGGACTGTCAACGTCGCCGCCGATGCCCATGCCGTTGACGGTGGTGGTCTTGTTTTTGATCTTGGGCAGCGTAACTTCATCTGCCAAACCGATCATCTTATCGTCCCCGGTGTAGGCGTTGTAGTTATTAACGACCTGGGGGACGAGGTTGCTCGAAATAGCCAAGCTCATCGTTCATATCCTCCTATTACAGATTCAGAGCAGTAACCAGCGAGGACGCCTCATACTCCATCGTGACGTTCACCTGCTTCAGGGGCGGGAACGGAGTGCAGTAGAGGTAGAAGTGGTAGTGACCCGCCACCAGTTCAGCGGCGGTGTTCTTCTCGGTGTCAGCTACCATGCGATAGCTGGCGCAGGCTTCCTCGGAAACGTACTTGCTGCCCTTCATGTTCTCGCTGTCGATGATGGACTGCAGCCGCTTGGGGTTCATGGGCTTGTCCAGCTTGCTCAT